TTTATGTCAGATAAATATGCAGGATATATATCTTTTAATTTTTTAATTAATTTTACTCTCTCTCCCTGTGGTATGTTAGTATCATTTATTTGTGTCTGCAATAATATTAATTCTCTCCTCTCTTGCTCTAATTTCTCACTAAGCTTTACTTCAAACAATTCCTTCGCCCAATTTAAAAATCTTATTAATCCTCCAGATGATATTGCCTCTCCTATCGTCTCCATAAAATCACTAAAGGCATTCTTTAATTGTATAAAACCTCCAATTCCAGTATTTGCCGCTGCTTCTGCCAGCCCTCCTACTTGCCTGTTTAATCCTTCTACTGCGCTCTTCAGTCTCTCTGTGCTCCCTTTTGTTCCTTTTATCTCTATACCATAACGCTTTAATGAATTTGTGCTGCTGCCTACTGATTTTGCTACTAATTCTGCTGCCGTTGATAGATCCATACCTTGAGCCGTAGCAAAATCTAATACCAGTGGTGTTAATTCTATTATAGCTGTCTTATTAGTTCCTAATACCTTTGCTAATGCAGCTTGCACATTTAAAATCTCTTCATCTCCAAATCTTGTCTTTGACTGCAGTTCAATAGCTTGCCGTGATAAATCATTATATATATCTTTTCTACCCTTTAATGCAGTTAACAACTTTGTATTTGCCTGAGCTTGAATATCATACAACTCAATACTCTTCTTTATAAAGGAAGTTATTGCTCCAACAGAAAATGTTGCAAGCATTATGTTGCCTAACTTCTTAAAAATATCCTGTGCTCTTCCTCCTTCTATATTTTTTTGTTTCTGTGCTTCTACTACTTCTTTTAGTTTTGTTTTCTCTTGTTCTAATGCGCTATTCATTTCAACCTGCTCTCTCCTTGCAACAGCTATATCTTGTGCTAATCTCTTTAATTCTCTATCATATCTTGCTATCTCATTCGGATCATTGCTCTGCCTTCTTGCTACCTTTAACTGTTGCTCAGTTGCCCTCATATCAGCTATTATCTGCTTCTGCTCCTTTAATTCTCTCGTTAACCTATTTATATTGTCTTCATAATTCTTTGCACTATCTGTTGCCCCTTTAAAGCCATTATCAATAGCATCTGTTACTTGCTTGCCCTGTGTCTGCATAGCCTCTAACTTCCTCTTTATCTCTTCTAATTGAGACATTAACCCTGATATATCTGCATTAACCTTTAATGTTGCTTCTGCCATTTTTTTATCGGTTTTTTTGTTTATCTACTTCCTCCTTTTGCTTCATAGCATTAATCTCTAAATTCTGTATAGTCATAAAAAACTCAAATACATCAAGCCGCTTTATCTCACTCCACGTCATACCTGTCTCCTTAGTTATCATTATATACAAATTATTAAAATCTAAATCAATCTTCATCTGTTGCCTCTTTATGTATTCTTCGCCTTCATTATCTTTTCCTTCGCTTTTTCTCCTCGTAAAATACTTTGTGAACTTTCTCTCAAGGTCTGAACAAAGCCTGGAATAAGATTGAAGGCTAATTGAAAAAAATCTACTACTGCATATCCTGATCGCTCAAGATCCCTCGCCTTCTCTTCATTATCTTTGTCATTATATACCTCATCGTTTTCTCCTTCATAATTAAGAAATAATGCACACATCTTCATTACAGGTGTTACTCTGTCTTCTAACCTGTTTGCAAGCCCATCTATTATATTCATTATTATATTCCAGGCATCTATACCCTTCCCATCATTGCCTAAATCCTTAGCTTTTAACAACCTCTTATATATCTCCTCAAAAGAAATTCCAAAACTCACTTCTAATTCAATCTTCTGCAACGCCTTATAACGCTCTATAGAAATATACTTGCAAAACTTATACTTCTTACCGCTCGCCCCTATTATTTCTATATCTTCTTTAGTAAAATCAATCCTTTTCATATCTCTATAATATTTTATCTATTATCTTTATTAATATATAATTAATCAAAATTGCAAAAGCCGTGATGCCTATATGGACAAACAAGCTGTAGTTATCCCAGTATATAAATAAAAAGCTCCAAAATGTTATCTGACCTGTAGTGCAATAGATACACCCACCTAATGGTTTTATAAAATACTCAGGTAACTTAAGCCTATCTAACCATGTAAACCATCTCCATAATAGCTCTCCGGGCTGAACCAAAATCTCAACAAAAACGTAGCTAATGCTACAACAAAAAATTAAAAACCAAACTATGTTTAATTCTTCCATATTGCTATATATTTTCTATTGTTTTTTCTAACATCTCAACAGTATAAAATTCTCTATATTCGTTAACTAATGGATAATAAAATACACTCTCATCTTCTTTACAATCAAGCCTAACAAGCAACTCACATTCCTTTAATAAATGCTTCGTAGCATTATTCAAATATAATACTTCTTCCTCTGCTATCTCTCTATCTCTGTTAACTATTAACATAAATCATATTTTACTTTAATTATTGTATTTATAACATATGATAACTCTGAATAATTTAATACCCTGTTAAAAACTAATATATCACCAATTATGCCATTAAAATACGTGCCAGCAGCTTGTCCATAACCTATAGTATAGTTGCCGCCAGCACTCATAGGTGCTGTAGTGCCTGAAGCCGTTGTTGTCCTTACTAATACATCTGAACTATAAAACATCTGATTTACGTTTATCTCCTTTATTAATGTGGTAACCTCTAATGCCGAGTTAATCATCTCTATATAATGCCCTGTAAACGTAGCGCTGTTATTTAACGTTGCCCACGTGTGTTTGTATAAGGAAGATTGACGAAACGCAAACCCCGTTGTCCCTGAACCTATTCTTATAAGAGTAGGATTGCTGTTGCTCTGATTTATATTCTTGCTAACAACAATCATCGTGAAGCTACTATTATGCAAATTTAAATTCGTGCCATCTAAAAACTGAGTTAGCCCGTCAAAAGATATGGCAGGCCTATTATTGTTTGCATTAGTTAAATACTGTGGCCTACTGCCTATAACATTCTGAAAAGCATTATTACCATTACCTGATTGATCACTCCACGATACAACACTTACACCGCTTAAAGTAACACCTCTCTCCGGGTCTAACCACAAAACTAAACCTGATGGCATCACAGGCGCTATAACTGTTATATAAGATGTTTTTGTCTTTACATCACAAGCCCCATTAGTAGAATTTGCTGCTATTAGCTTTATTGTCTTCTCCCCTATGCTTTTGAAAACATAAGAAGGATTTTGTGTATTAAGCAATATGTTACTACCGTTGTCTATAAACTCATAGCTCCACGTGTCTGGATTATATGGCACGCCGGAAGACAAATCTGTAAAAGTAACTGAAGTGTTAAAAGCCTCAGGTGATAGATTATCTGCCTGAAAATCAGCCGACATCGTCGGACATATAGGACATAAAGCTGCTTGCAAATCTGCCTTCTGCTCCGGTGATAACCCTGAAATAATTGAAGCATCTGAAAAATCATACAATGGCAATATGCAATTTATCTTCTGGTCATCTGTCAACTCTTGCAATAATATACAATCAAGCTGTTTAATTATATCTTTCAGCTGCTCATATGTAAGAATGTTATATATATTCGGATCAGCAAAATCATAACTCTGTAAAACACATTCTTTTTGCTCCCAAGTCAAAGAATCAAAAATATCAGGACATTCTGCATCTTGTATTATGCATTCCTTCTGGTCATCTGTTAACAATGATTTTAACTGAGCGCAAGTATAACTCGATGGATCACACAGTGAATTTATCAAATCATTTATCTGCTTTTGTGTTAATGAATTTATAACTATCTGCTTTGCAAAATCATACTTAGGCAACAAGCATTCTAATTTCTCACTATCCGTCAAATTATTCCATAATCTATCACATTTGCTAACAATTATCTCGCATACATCCGGTGACAATTGTATATCATCAAGGCATCTGTTTGATATTCTATAGCTTATCCTGTAATCTAAAGCAAAATAGTCATATGGATATGTTATATATTGTTTTTCTGCCTCGTCATACGTATAATCGCCAAAGATATCAGCGTTCTTCGGTATCTCTCCTATTAGCTCTATATATATGCCTGATATGCCATTAAATGGCTGATATGTTTTCGGTATCTTTGATATTATGGTAGAAGAAATTAAATCGGTATCTGTATAAATAGGATTTATCTTGCTCATATTCCCCCACCATACAAGCCTTAAAATAGTTTCTTTCTCCTGATAATCACTACCAGCATTTACAGTAATAGTGCTCCGGTGCTCAAAATATAACATAGACATGTAATTGTTATTTGGTATCATATCTATATACGTAGAATTATCTCCGCATTGTTGTGGCTTTAAGTTTATTACTGCTGGATATCTTATCTTGCTTATACCTCCTGAAGAATTTGGATTGTTTTTCGTCATTATTTTTACAATACCTCCGTATCTGTCAACGAAAGGTAAAGATGATATATCTCCTAATATTTTATTTACAATTGCTGTTATCATTATTCTATAGCCATTTTAATTACTTCTGTTAACCATCCCATTATCTCATTTATTGCTTCTCTCTCTTCTTCTTTATTTAACATTATTATATTTATCCCTTCTCTATAAGAATTAAATTGTAATTTATCCTGAGCATCTCTATTCGTCCCACCTAAATTAAATTCATAATCTCTAATTGATTGTATCCCAAAACCCCTCCACATATCGCCTGTTAATTCAAAATTCTTGTATGTATTCTTTTTACCTAATTTCTTCCTAAAATCAGCATAACTAATACCCTCTCTCTTTTCATCATCACTAAATTTAATGTTTCTCGTCATACCGGAATACATAAAATAATAAACAGGAACTTTCCTTTCAGAATACATACCGAATTTTGTCCCATCAGCCTTAATGCTCTTCTCTCTTACTCTCTTCTCTATACCTGTTTGCATAGCAATGGCTGTCCTCTTCAAGGCAATCTCAGTAAACTTCTGCTCTATAGTGTTTATAGCCCCCTGTATAGCTTGTATCTTTTCCTGTATTGTCATATATCTTTATTTTTTTTATGCAAATATCCCCATCCTCATCATCTGTATTACATCTTTACACTCAAGGCAATCTGTCATCTTTATATCAACATTCTCAATGATATAATCAATATAATTGTTATACTTCTCTATATACGTGTTTATAAATCCTGCAAGCAATTCACCATTCATCATTGTATATCTGTTTATATTTGTAGAACTCAATATCTGCTTAGCTAAATATTCAGCCGCCTTGTATTGTATAGCTAATGCTATAGCTCCAGCCAATGGATTATTTGCAAAATTTAAAACATCCTGGCAAACAACTTCATTAACTTTACATCCAAATTCAGAATTAATAAGCAATCCATTATTGCAATTGCATATCCCAAGACAATCTTCATCACTGAAATCAAGGTCATCGCCTTCCCAATTGCCTGCCATAGCAAATTGCCTCCACCCATTATTGCCTTTACCTGCTTGTGATATAAACTTCGGTGAAGAACAATCATAATACCACCTTGACATAGCATTGCATCCACAGTCAAAATCAAGCAACTTCGGTAAATTACCTCCATCTACCTTATATACAAAATAATAAATTAAATTATCTACGTAATCAGAATGAAGAGGCAATTCTAAGTTTGGTATTTTATTAACCTTTATCTTATTTGCCTCAGTATCTATATCATAGCTGCCACAAAGCTCATTTATATTGTTGTATATCTCCAAGTTTATAGTGCCCGTGCTGCTGAATATAGTATTTATCTCTGTTATCTTCCAATATCCCCCCACAATGTTTGCCATAAAATAACGATTACCAGCATATTTCTTCGTCAATTGTGCTGTCTTCTTCCACGTTGCCCTGCCTATTATACCACTAAATGGCTGCCGCTTTAACCTGTTAATCCTTAAAAGCCTCGCATTAGTATCATATATGAATGTCTTTATTGCATTCTCCCTCGCTGCATACATTATATCCCACAACCCACCCTTCTCGCAATTCTCTAATGAATATAATTGCTTTAATTCTATACCTTCTGTCTCATCAAGATATAAATCAGATAATGAATTATCTCCTGGATTATCTTTATATTGAGGACAATCGCAAGCTGTCCTCGACAACCCTATTACATCTTCATAACATTTTAAGTCAATCTGTGATATATCGCTCATATCTATTCTTTTTTTGGCAATTTATACTTTTATCTATTTTTTTTTATATACTTTAAAAAAAAAGCCCCCATAAAAAATATAGGAGGCTAAAAAAATGAACATAGCTCATTATACATACTTCTACTACACTTCTACGGGTTTGGAACACCGCAAACTAAATCAAGTACACCTGTATTTGTGCCATCGCAACCCGTAGGATTTAAATAACATTGGCTTCTATCTATCCATTTCCATTTTCTTGTTATCATATCCCCTTCGCAAACTTCAGAAACAATTACATCGTGTCTTAAGCCAGGTATATAACGGTTATTTTCACTGAAGTATTTTATTGCTCCTGATACTTTTGGCTCCGGCGTATGATATGTAACTGAAGCAAATGTTATAGCTCCTGTGTTTATAAGATAAGCCTTTAATATAGGGTCATTTACAGTATCAATATTATATTCATCAAAATACAGTGGCATCGTGCCAAACATAGCTAATGCTCCTTTACCGTTATCATTGCCAGAATTAAATTTTGCTTGCATATAAGCCTCCATTAATAAGCTGCCACTTAAGAACACAGGCCCGCCAAACTGATTCATCTGTGCCATCCTTGATATGTAGCTCATTAAAGTTGCATCCCAGAATGATGGTGCTATATATGTATCTACTCCAGCTACAACGCCCTTGCCTTTTGTCCCCATAGCATTAGCTCCTTGATTAGCGTTTAAAAAGTCAATATAATGCTGGCAAAAATCTTCTGCAAGTTTCTTATGCGCTGCAAGATAGCCTTTAACTTCAAGATCTGAAAACTCAAAATCATTATCTATCATATCAGCCATTGATATCTCAAAACCAGCACATACTTCTCTCGTCTGAACATATTCTTTAGTGTTAGTAGACAGCTTAGGTCCACAAGGCGCACATTGAGTATTTGTATCAGTTTCTACTTCGCAAGCATTTATCCATTCAATTTCAATTATGTGTTTTTTATCGCTGCCATCTCTGGCCTTTTTCCATTGTATAAACTTTGCTGTGTTTACTGCTAACAACGAATTTATTGCTTCTATTCTTGGTGTATATTGCAAATTTATACGCCCATCAGCCATAAATTCAGCTGCTTTAATTCTTAAATTCTGTAATTTAGTTTCTTCAAAACTTCCTGCTGTTGTACTCATATTTTTGTCTCCTATCTTTAATTTTAATTTTTTTAAAAAAATTATAAATCATCAGATTTGTGGATTACAGGAGACATCTGCAAACTCCGTCATTGTCTTTATATGCCAAAGACACAAACGGCTTTTAATTTTCTATTTTATAATTCTTCTTTATCTCTATTATTTGCCTATCAGCTTCATCTCTCTTTATCTTCCCCTTGTTAAATAAATCTTCTATCTCGTTTATTTTAGCATTTCTCTCCTTCATCGTAACGCTCGCCATAGGTGTTGTCTGTGGAGTTGTGTTACCAGCTCCCCCCTTCGGTGTCTGTGCTAAAGGTTCAAAATATTGTAAAGCTATCTCCTTCGTTATCTGTTGCAAAGCCTTCGGAGTAAATTGCGCATCTTCTATACGCTTGCCATTTTTTATGCCAAAAATCTTACCATCTACTTCTTCCCAATCATCAGCTGCTGCTAATACCTCCTTAGTTATAAGCTTTATCTGGTTCTTTCGCCTTGTCTGATCTTTATCAAGATTTAAGTTTAACTTACCATCAACAAAATCTTCTATTATTGATGTTATCTTATTTATCTTATTCTGCTTCTCGTAATTCATCTTAAATTGCTCAAATTCATTCTTTATCTTCTCATTTTCCTTCAATAATTCTTCTGCCTTTACAGCCTTCTGCTCTATAGATAAAAACAGTGGATGTTTTTTTATATCATCATCACTCAATTGTTGCTTTGTATTCTTGCTCCCTGAATTTACCATCTCAACAAACTTACTTATCTTCTCTTCAAATGTTTCTCCTTCTATATTAACTCCTACCTTCTCTGATAACAACTTCTCAGCCTTCTCTAAAGTCTCCTTCTGTGCCTTCTTCCAGGCCTTATCCCATATAGCCGTCTCATCTCCCTTTACAGCCTTTAGCTTATTAGTTATCATGTCAAGCAATAAATCATTCGCATTATCCTTTAACGATAATTTACCATCTTCCCCCTTTTCAAATACTATTGAGTGTATCTCTTCATCTGTCTTACCTACAGCCTTTGTAAAGGCAAACATTAAAGCATCTTGCAATGTTGTTGTCATATCTATTTATTTTTTTTATCACTTCTTTTCTGCTTAGCTTTATTCTTTTCTATTATCTCCTTTATCTCCTTATCTATATAGGAAGGCTTAAACTCATTTATATCTCCTATATTGCCAACATTCTTGCTCCTGCCAGCTGTTGTTTTATATGTGTCAATTACAACATATTTGCTATCCTTCCCCTGCTCCTTTAATATCGCATATTCTTCATCATTAAACTCATATTCAACTCCTGTCTTCTTATTCCTTAATATCATCGCTTACCCCCTTTCTTTTTCTTTATTACATTATTATTGCTCTTCTTCTTTTGCTCTATATTTTTATCTACTTTCTCCCCCATACTAACATCTTTATCTTCTCCCGCAATTACATCCTCGTTTTTTTTTACCTCACCTACAACCGTAACGTTTTTTGCCATCTCTTCCTTAGCCCTCTCTCTATTCCTTCTCAATACTTCCTGTATCTCCTGATTTACGTCATCCCTAACAATTATATTATCCATTCCACCCCCCTCATATAAAGGCTCTATACCCTTAGCCGTGCCATCCTGCAACATCTTCTTCCATCTATGGTCAGGAATGTTAAATATATATTCCTTATCATTTATTATTTTCTTTACTTTCATTTTCTGTATTTTTTTTTATTAATATATCATACAAAACAACTTTATTGCGCCAATACTTCTGTAAAGCCGTCTCATACTGAATATCATCTTCAAATTTTTCAAAATATTGCAAAAAATTCATTACGCTTTCTCTTTCTGATATTCCGGGCAATACAGCTCTTTGTCCAAGCACCCATCCAAGCAATAATTTCTCAAACAAGTCAGCCAGATACAACTCAGGCATATTCCTCTCAAAATTATTTCTCTTTGGCATATTCTATTTATTTATATGAATTTTAAACAAAGATATAATAAAAAAAAATCCAAATCAATATTTAATTGTAATATTTTTTAATTTTTCGTGGCTAATATTCAAATCACAAGGCTCACTATCCCTTACGTATTGCTTATTATACTTGTTTATCTCATACATCTTATGCTTATCAAAAGCTATATCTCTAATTATATTTACACGCTCACTTATATCATAAGGCATATGCATTCTATTCATTCTATGATATGAATACCAACCAGCATGGTAACATCTTGGCACGTGTGGAAAAGCTACAGGTAATTTACTGTCCTTTAAAATTCTCCTTATTAATCCATCTTGCTCTGTCCCCCAATCTATCCTCCCAAAATGCCTGTCACAATAAGCAGATATATCTTTAAAATATTCTTCTCTGAAATGTGGAAATATATACTCCTTGATAACATCTCGCTTGAAACATACACCTATACTCTGATAACTGTCATCATAGCTTATATAATATGCATCTTTATCATCTATAACTTTATATCTTTCACTATTATGATTTTTTGAAGATATAGAACAAAAAATATTCTTCTCTATCTTATGTATATCCTCATTAAACGTAAAAAAATCCTTGCCAACAAACACATCATCTTCTATAAGAAAAACTAAATCATCTGTATATCTTGCCGCCAACATTAACCCATATAAAACATTATAACTCTGCTTGCCTAACTTATATCTGACAAAATCTATCCTGCTTATAACCTTCTCCCCCAAAAATTCTTTTATAACATCAATATTTCTTTTATCATAGCCCCAATCCAACTGGAAAATATATAGATAATTCTTATAATTATCAGCTCTCTCTATACACTCAAGACAAATCTTTAAAAATTCAGGCCTGTTAAAAACAGGTATTACTACTATGCCCATAAATATATCATAACTATTTAAAATGTTTAAGAAAATTCTTATCAAATATCTCCTTGTCGATTAAATAATCCTCTCTCGTCTTATTCATATATTCTTCCCCAAGCAACTTAACCTCTTCTACTGCCATTATTATCTTGTTAACATCTGTTATCTTTGCCATCTTCCCCTGATGCCTTAAATAATAATAATCAGGCTCTATTAACACACCATGCCTAACTATCTCATTCATTGGCTCTGAATTAGTGCTTATTATCAACCCCCCTACACTCCTTGCCTCATTTATATAATGACCAAAACCCTCATATTCTGAAGGACACAAATGATACTTGCATATATTCATTAATTCAACTAAATCTCCTCTATTTATTCTCCTTAAATGTATTACATTGTTTATCTTAATTAATTTATCATCTTTTACTAATATTAACTTCTCTCTTATTCTACCAGTTGCCCAAGCCTTCAATATAACATCTGTATTCTTCTGTGATGACTTACCAGCTATGTGTATAAAATATGGCTCTCTGTATACATCTTCTCTGTGACAATCTTCTGAAGTGAAACCTATATAACTAACCTTCTTGCTCCACCTTGTAAATATACACATAGCATCTCTCGTCTTACATAAAACTTCAAAATCTATAATATCTGGAAACCACCTACTGAAAAACCATTCAGGATTAGGTATTATTATATTCCTCTTCCCATACTTCTTAAACTTTATATCTACTAACTCCAAAAATATGTTAACATCTGCATAATTATACTCCGGCCTGTGTACTTCTATATACTTCACTTCATGCCCCTCCCTACTTAATAAATCGTTTATTATTCTTGCATCATGCTCAAGCCCTACACCATTAAAATGTGTTATAATATTTACTCTCATAATAATTAATTTTTCTTATAAATCATATCTATATGGTATATGCATTACATAATAATATGGCGTGCTTATCTTCTTATATTTTCCGGAAGACTTAAGTAATGATTGGATAAAAAAATAATCATCATATCCATAACGAGTATTCTCAGGCCACTTACAACCTGTCATCTTCCTGTGTGATATATTTGAAGTGCCACATTGCCCTGCTATTCTAATATTACAAACCCTCTCAATAAATTCATCTCTGTGATTATTATATATATAATCGTTAAAATAAACCCACGTATAATCTTCATTAAATTCATCTGCTATGATTGATATATGATTCCTGCCATATACATCGTCAGCATCAAGATATGTTATAATATCCCCTGTTGCTCTTCTTATTCCTTCATTCCTCGCTGCTCCAGCTCCTCCCTTTTCTATAAAATATTGCTTTATTTTTTTATCACTAAAACTTATAGAATACGACTTCTCACACCCATCAGATATAATTATCAATTCCCAATCTTCATAATTCTGACATAATACAGAATTAATTGCTCTAAAAAACTTCTCTACAGCATTACTACATTGTGTCTTATAAGGCTCTAATCTTACGGGCATTATTATAGATACCATATTATTCTTCATTTTTTTCTAAATCTCTTGCTGCTTTTTCATCAGTTACCCACCCCAACCTATGCCTGCAATTATAACCCCCCAAATCAATAAAAATATCTCCTCCTTCTATCTTCCCAGCCCAAGTTTCATTTTCCCAGCTCTTTATCTCTTCCCTCGTAAATAACTTGCCTATCCTCGCAAGACAAAAATCTCTCGTCTTGTCAATAGCAGTGCCAACATAATAAGCATAATTAAGATTTAATTCTTCAGCATAATTTTTATCTACAGCTCTTGAAATCTGCCACATAGTATCGTGTATATATTGCCTTAAATACCTCGTTAACCCACCGTTTACATCTTTACTACCCCTTATTAATTTCTTCATTGCCCTCAAAAATTCTGTAGAATTACTCTGCTTTGATATATTCTCAATTACTAAATCCGTCATCATCTGCCTTAATTGTGGCACCTGCCCTATATTATACAGAAATCCTCCTTTTATTAAATTGCCATCCTTATCTATACCTATTCTCGCACTTAAATAATTCAACTTATTCTTTATACGCTCAAGCGCCTCTCTGCTAACCCCCATAGTTCTATAATATTCTGAAGAATAAGTAACAGTTTGCAAAAATCTCTTTGCTATATTCTTTAATGGATATACCTCAAAAGTATCATAAAACTCATCCATAAAAGAATTTAACTTCGTCAATAATGAATAATTATAATAATCTTCTATCAATTCACCATTCTTATCATAATGAAACTTTGATAGATAATCTGACACTATAGAATTATACAACTCCTTCTCAAGATTTATTAACTCATCATCAAAATCTGACAGGCTATCATTTATAAATTTATCATATTTATTTAGTATATTCTGCAAATTTACAGGCAACATTACTGTATTCTATTTTAAGTTAAGTCAATCATCTCTATAGTGTTATTGCTCCTTATACTCTCTTGCAATTGATTTACCTTCTCGTCTAACAAAGATTTTATTTTAATATCGTTATATGTATAGATTTCAGGATGCGTCATCTCCAGCTCATCCCATATTACACCGTAAAATGTCCACAGCACTCTATAATAATTATCTACAGGCAAGCCTGATACAATCAACCTAATTTCCTCAGGTTTTTTCTCTGAGAATGGATAAAATTTCTCCTTTATTACATATTTCAACCCTGCAGCTGGATCATCTTGCAATACAACATCTATTAACCTCTTCTGTATCTCTAATATTGCAGCAGGAGAGGCATTGCTCTCTCTCAATGATTTCAGCATATTTATAATTTGCTCTTTCGTCTCAAGCTTAAAATCCTTTGATACATTTATTATTATACGTAAACCATCAGCCATATCAGTCAATTCAGCACAAGTCAATACAATGTTGTAATACATATCTACCCAAGCCAGCGCCATAGGATATAGTGTGTCATATATGGCCTGCATAGATATGTTTTCACCTGTAGCTGTTTTAGCTATTCCTGAATAAGTATATATATCAGAATTAAACGCAACCCTCTTGCAATATTCGCTAACCTTGTCAATGTATTCAGCTTGCCATTTAATCAAATCAATAGGCATTGAAGTTACATACGTTACTAATTGCTGCAAATCAAACAAATCATCTTTATTTGTCGGCAAAGCTAAAGTTATAGCATCTTGCCCTGAAGTAGCTACAGGCTGTATGCCTGTCCCCTTGCATAATGAACACTTTGTAACTCCGTCAGGCAATAATCCGCTATTACATTCAGGATTATTACATCTCGGTAAATATGTTAATTTCTGTGGAAAAACGTGTAAAACAGAACTAATATCTAACTCACTGTTTGCATTTATAAGCTTCTCAAGTATAGGTAAACATTCGTGCCATGGATTTATATAAGTAGCGCCGTTTGTCCTCTCATCAAGCTTATAGCCATTTACAAAAGCAGGAACCTGTGATAAATTATAAGGTTCAGGAACTTCAAGCTTGTAAATTTTCTTGTTTAACCTAATATATGTATCACCTTCTATATCAACACTATCTAAATCTTCTTTAATATTTATCTCCCTGTCAACAACCTGTGTCAACTTAATGGCTTGTGTCTTGTCATAATAAGTATAAATCTCTCTATCAACAACTTTATACTTGTCATAATAAGTATATGTAGCCCCTCCAGGTAATTTTACTTCTCTCTCCTTGTTATCACCTACATCAACTCTATCTATTATCCTTACAATTATGAAATCTAACTTACCGTTTGTTTTCTCAAAATATATAGCTTCTTCTGATGATACTTCAAATGGATATGGCTGTGTTAATATACTTCCATCCGTGCCAGTATGCTCAATAATTTGCCAGGCGTTCGGATCACTGTAATATTTAGGTATTACCTTGTTTGCCATATAATATTCAAGGTCGTGATCACCATAGAAATTATTTAAAATCATATCAAACCTATTCTTGTCAGGTAATTCATAACCACGAGTTATACCTGTGCTTCTTGGTATCTTTTGTGCAGGCGCTGCTAATGTAGAAGTTATAGCTGTCACTATATGCTTCGTTATCCTTTTCCTCTGCTGGAATTCTTCATCTGTCTCCCTTATCCTTAACCTTCTTAACTTTTCATCAAGCCCATCTCCGGTGATGAAAGCCCTATAATTTGCCGCTAAGTTAACAACATAATCATAATTTATATGCCTTCTATTATTCTGCACAACATCAATTAATTTCTTTATCCTATCATTTGTATTATTTATTTCCATCTTATATGCTATTTTTTTTATCCAAATATATAAAAAATAAATCTCTTATTTGGTATGATTATAAAATCCTTTAAAATGTTCACACAAAAAATAATGCAAAGCATCACTGCAATGCCCTACACTTTCATAGCTCACTCCACTCTCTCTTATCTTGTCTTTTACCATACTACCGTCCGGCGCCTCCTTAACTGTTTCTAAATCTTCTATCGTGTTAACACAATCTCTGTTTATTATTAATTCTACCGGATACATACCTGCTAATAATCTATTAATAAAAGGCCTTCGCTTATTATGTGGTGGGTTACTTCTTGGCACTCTACAAGAGTTATTGTTTAAATATCTCCTTAAAACTCTCTCAACTATGCTATAATCATTTTCTATGCTTCTCGTATCTCTATGCCTTCCGGTGGCATCTCCATAATAACTTATGCCTCCTGATAATTTATCGCCATACTTCAATAATAACTCATTACATACAGCTTCTGTTGTATTCTTCGGATTTGATAAACAAAACTCATCAAACAATCTAACCTGGTATTTATCTCCTGATTTAACAACCTGAAAACAAAGCATCGTAATGTATGGCACGACATTTTGGTCGAATGAAATATAAACAGGCAAGCCCGGAATTATGTGTATGCCTTTAGCAGTATGCTTTTCATAACTGAATTGTGAATGATACTCAAGCCCTGTCCTGTCAACGCCAAACTCTCCTTCTGCATATATTCTTGCCTGGTCAGGATCAAACAAATGTAATCTCTCTAACTCTTCAACATATTGCTTGTCAAGATATCTATTATCCTTATAATTTGACTTTACAATAGCACAATTATCTACCTTGTTATCTATATACAAACTTTTAATTGCAAGCTTAGGACTAATCGGGTTAAACGTATAAGATATTTGCACTCCCGGCACTCCTCTTGCCCTCCTGTTTAGCTCTAACAAATCTTCTCTTGTGAATGAACTCGCTTCTTCTCCCCATATACGCCTTACCCCAACAATTGATTTTATTTTCTCCGGGTCATCAAGCCCTCTGAAGATAAACTTAGCTCCTGTAGGTAGATAAACAATCTCTCTTCTATCATTTGAATAATAAAACTTAAAAAAATTATCTATCTTAAAGCTACGTATGGCTCGCTCAATCTCAGCAAAAACAGCATCTCTCATGCCTGCACCTGTCTTCATAACAATCAACGTATGATACTTATTACCCTTCTCTACAAGCTTAATAACTTCTTTCTGAGCATGCGCAACAGATTTCCCTGAACCAGCTCCACCATAGTGTATAACGAACCTCTCTTCTAACGGATATATTTTATAAAAAGATTTTGAAAAAAACAGAGGGTTAATCTTTATATTCATCAGGCATATCGGGTATATCTATATAAATTGTAGAATTGCTATCTATCTCCTGGTATTGTTTGTCAATTTGCCCTAATCTTTGCTTGCCAAGCCAAATTTGCATTGGTATATTTTTATCCTTCACAGCACTCTCAAATTGTTTCACTTTTAAAAGGCTGTCACCCTTTTGTTTAAATTCAGCCGAATAAGCCGTAAATGATTCGTATTTTAATTCTGATACAACTCTTAAATATAAAGTATCTGGGTGTATTCCTAATGCTGCTGCGACTTCTGTGCCTAAACAACCAGCCATTAAGAGGTTTTCAACTTGCTTCCAGTCAATAGGTATGTGTGGTTTGTTCTTTTTCGCCTTTGTTTTAACAACTTTTTTTGTTTTCATAAATATTTAAAATAAAGTTTTATAATAATTTTAATTGACTTATCTCATTATCAATATTATTAATTATTTGTTTTATTTTTAATAAATTTTTATCACTCAACTCAAACCATTCACCTCTAATTTTATTTTTACTAAAGATATTATGTATTTTTTTTTCTATTATACTTGCATTAGGTGTATAAATTTGTTGTATGCAGTTTAGTTTTATTGGGTTTCCGCTTTGCATTGTCGATATTCTTGTTTGTATTGTTAATTTACTTATTCCAATTTTATACATATTTGTATCTCCGTGCCTAATCACATAAATATAATATCCTTTTTTCGACCAGCTATTTATTTGGTAGTTTTTTTTATGCTTACTTTTTGCAATTTCGTTTTTTTCTTGAATTGTAAGTATTTTTTTTACTGGTTTGTATTTATAGGCATAAGCCGTAAAACTTTCGTATTTTAAATCATCTTTACATCTTTTGTATAAAGTATTTTCGTGTATTCCTAAACTTTTAGCAATTTTAACTCCTGAACATCCTGCCATTAGCAAATATTCAACTTGTTTCCAATCGATTTTAACTTTTGTTTTTGACATTGTCAATATTATTAATTATTTGTTTTTTTCATATAAATAATTTTTGTGGACATTCTTTATATATGCGATTAACAGCGGCATTGAAGTACTCATTATCAATTTCGCAACCGATAAAATTTTTATTCAAATTATAACACGCTATAGCTTGTGAGCAACTACCAGCGAAGGGGTCTAATATAGTAAAGTTATCTTGCTGATTATCAATTAATTCTATTAAAATTTGCAATAATTTTACAGGTTTTTCGGTAGGGTGGATTTGTGCGTTTTGTCTAACTTCATTATATAGCGTTATTATACTTTTTAATAAAGCACCTTGATCATATTTATTAAATGTACCATATGCCACATCATTAGTAAATTCAATACCACCCGTACCATTAATAATATTGTATTTATTTGTTCTTTTAATTTTTTCATTCCCATTTTTCCATTCTACAAAGTCTTCAAATGTATTTATGCTATTAATTTTACTTACAATGCGACTTATATCATATTGTAAAGTCTTTA